CGCGCATCACGCCGCCTCCGCAATTGCGGACGCTTTACGCTTGGCCGCACCATGGGCCGGAAAGCCGACAATCGATTTTCGGTTGCGCCGTTGGCATAACTGGCAAGTGGCGCAAGATACGTCGGCGCGATACGTGGCCGGGCATGTCACGACGTTGCGCCCGCCTGGCGTGCTGGTGTTGCGCTTGGAATGGTCGGCGGGTAGTACGACGACGACCGGGCCGATATCTAAATCAGCCAATTCGTCGGCGTGTTCCAGATTGTTTGCCGATAAATTAACCGTGAATCCGTCGCGGTTCGCGGCTTCGATAACGGCGGCATTCGTCGGCCCGCGTGTCGCGTCATAGTGTGTATAAGTGAAGCCGCGTTTGCCCTTGTTCGCCGCAATCAGTTTTGACATCGCGACAATGTCAATGTGTACGCCATCGCCGGGTAAATCGCCCGCCTGGTTATGCCGCCAGAATTGACCGTCGGGAAGGTCGGCGACTTCGCCGCAAAATGTGTCCCAATCGTTTCCGGCTTCGCCTGCGTCTACTTTGTTCCAGAATAAGGCGAGCGGCCCGAGTGCCGCATAACAGCCGTTACCCTTAAATGGGCAATCGGTCGGGCATGAGTTGCGACTTGTGGTGCTGACTGGCACCGGGCCGACTTTTTTATTGCGTGATTTACGTGTTAAATGTGCGTTAGTCATAATCGAAACCCCTTTCGTTTCGTTTGTGGCTAGCGCCCGTCGACGTTGCCGCGTCGGCGGGTGCGTTTTTTTTAATTCCAATCTTGGGATCGTGCGATGTGTTCGGCGATTTGGAGTTCTCCAGCAACGTCGAACGGGTCAATATTAATTGCGCGTAATCGCGTGTGAGCTTGTCCGCGATTAATTACGCCGCACGTTAATTCGCTTTCAATTTGGGTGAATGTGTCGGGCACAACTAAACTCCCTTCTCAGTTAGGCAAAACGAAAAGCAAAGTTTTCCAATGCGGACGAAAGTCAGTCCGCCAATCTTTCGGCAACTCACGTTGAAAATAGGCATTTGATGTTCTCCATTAATGTTGCGTGGCGATTATATAACAATCTGTGATACTAAACGCAACCGCAAAATCACAATAACGGTCACACCCTCAAAATAGTTGCGGCGAACCGTCTGAAAATCGGTTAGATATTTATAAAGTGAGGGCGAATGACGACGCAGAGACGCGGAGGCGGAAAGCCGCGCAAATTCACGCAAGCAATCAAAAGCGAATTCATCAAAGAAATGGCGTCCGGTAAAACGGCGTTATCGCTTTGCGAGCAGCATAAGGTGTCGCGGTCCGGATTATGGCAAGCGCGCCAAGACGATCCAGCATTCGACGCGGAATACGAACAAGCCGCTTGCAACGGTATCATGGCGTTTTTAGATGACGCACGCCGCGCAATGGAAACGGCGGAAGGGCGCGACGAAATACTTAAACACAAAGAGTTATTACGCCACGCCGAATGGCTTGCCGAAAAGCGGCTGGCAATCTTCCAACCAGCAACGCGGGCCGAAGTCAAAATCGATGGCCCGATGGTTGTGGGTTGGAATACAATTGAAGGCGTCGCCAACGTTTTATCGAACGACAAAGTGGACGTTCGCGCGCGAACAATTAACGACGACAGCCGCGCCGCATTGCCCGCCGCCGAATGATCCGCAAGAAATATTGCGAGCGGCGGCGATAACTTATTGAAAAGACAGGCTTTCCGTCAGGTTCTTGACCTAACTATAACGGATTGCCACGCCGATCGTGAAGACGGGAGGGGGTGGTCGACCAGGGGTACCCCCGGCGCGGCGCGCGTCACCACACATGGTCCCATGCTGGGGCCGACTGCGACGAGTTTTTGAAAGTTAGCTTGGTGGTCCCCGCACTCCCGCCAAGCGGCGGGGTAGTGCGGACCTCTCTCTGCGCTGCCCCGCTCCCAGAGGTACTATGGCAAAAGCATCACCGCGAACCGTACAGAATGTTACAATTCCGTACACTCCGCGTCCGTTACAATTAGGATTCCACGAAGGGGCCAAGCGCTTCAACGTCGCGGTCTGCCACCGCCGGTTCGGCAAGACCGTGATGGCGATTAACCATCTGCTTCGCGACATCCTTCTCTGCCCCCATCCACGCGCACAGGGGGCGTACATTGCGCCGACTTATACGGCAGCAAAACGAATAGCATGGGCGTACCTTCGCGAGTACGCAGGCGTCATACCGGGGGTTAAATTCAACGAAGCGGAGCTTCGCTGCGACCTGCCGGACGACCGCCGGATATATTTGCTGGGGGGTGATAGCGCGGATGCGTTGCGGGGTTTGTTCCTCGACAGCGTCGTCCTTGATGAATATGCGGATATGAACAGTCGCCTTTATCCGGAGGTGATCCGCCCTGCCCTTGCGGACAGGTTAGGCAAGTGCCTCTGGATTGGAACGCCTCGCGGCGACAATCAGTTTAAGGAGATTTACGACTACGCCCTAGAGCAACAGGGCGACGGCAACAAAGATTGGTTCACGATGCGCTTCAAGGCATCGGAGACGGGCATTTTGCAAGATGGCGAGTTGGAAGCAGCGCGTCAGACAATGGATGAAAGCCAGTTTCAGCAAGAGTTTGAATGTAGTTGGTCAGCGGCATTGGTCGGCAGCTATTACGGTGCGGCGTTAGATTTAGCGGAAACCGACAATCGGGTAACGAGTGTTCCGTTTGATCCTAATCTCAAGGTATCGGTGAGCTTCGACTTAGGCGTTGCAGATAGCACAGCAATCTGGTTCAGCCAGGAATATCAACGAACGGGCGAAGTCAGGCTCATCGACTACTATGAAGCCAGCGGAGAAGGCCTGCATCACTACGTCAGGGAGTTGAACAACCGCCCTTATCACTACGACAAGTTTCTATTTCCCCACGACATTATGGTGCGGGAGTTAGGCAGCGGCAGCAGCAGGTATGAGATGTTGCTAGGCTTGGGCGTGCGCCCAACGGTCGTTGCTAAATTGAAAGTGCAGGACGGCATCGAAGCGGTAAGGTCTTTACTGCCCCGCTGCTGGTTTGACCGCAAGCGCTGCGCCCAAGGATTAAAGTATTTGCGTGCGTATCACCGGGCATGGGATGCGCGTAAGAATGATTGGCGGGATCGTCCTAATCACGATCACAGCAGTCATTCGGCAGATAGTTTCAGATATTTGGCAGTTGGCCTGCGCGATGTGGATGAGGACAACAGCATCAAGATAATGTCCCGCACGCAACGCATGGGCGACGGGCGTCCGGTTATTATGACGGACTATGCCGACAGTTTCGCTTGAGCCGTTAACATATGCTGACGCTGCTTTTGTCGCGCGAAGGCTTCGGGAATGGGACGCTAGGGAAATCATGCCGCTTATACGCGGCGGTGCGGAGGATTTGGCGCTTACTGCGGCGTCGAGTCATTACGGTCGTGTGGCGTTGTATGACGGGGAGCCGGTGGCGGTCTTCGGCGGATCAGAAGTAATGCCAGCGTTATGGCAAGTATGGAGTTTTGCAACAGACAAATGGCCAAAGGTAGCTTTGTCGGTAACGCGACACATTAAAAATGAAATGATCCCAACCTTTATTGAAGCTGGGGCCAACCGTGGCGAGTGTCGTTCGCACGTAGATTACAAATGGGCGCATCGTTGGTTGCAGACTTTGGGCGCTCGTCAGGAAGCAGAGTTTAAAGAGTATGGGCCGCAGCGTGAGACGTATCTTCTCTTCGCTTGGCGCAGATCGTTTTACGAGGATTAAATATGTGTATTTTCTCAAGTCCACCAAGCCCGCCGCCGCCGCCCCCTTTACCGCCCGCGCCGCCCCCGCCTCCCACGCGCGATGATCCGGAAGTAAACGCGGCAGCGGAAGCAGCGCGGCGTCGGCGTCGCCTGGCGCGTGGCCGTGCGTCAACGTTGTTAACTGGTGGTCAAGGTGCAACGGAAGAGGCGAACGTCGGGCAGAAAACATTGTTGGGTCAATAATGGCGAAACGCCCCGGTCTTTACGCAAACATTCACGCCAAACGCAAACGGATCAAAGCAGGGTCTAGCGAGCGGATGAGGAAGCCTGGAAGCAAGGGCGCTCCCACGGCGAAGGCGTTTAAGCAATCAGCTAAGAAGCGGAGATAGAGATGCCAAAAGGTAAGGGTACTTAC